TTACTGTATTGCAGTTGAAATATTTGTGCTGATCCTGTTCAGGTAGGACGAATTTAGCAATGAAGAGGACGATACAGCGGAATAGGAGCTTGCTGATATCAAGGAGGCCGCATTAGAGATTAAATTTCCTTGGGAATTTGCAGCAATTGAATTCAGCTCTGTGTTTGATTCTGTTGATAGTTCTGAGTTATTACTCGACGCACTATTTATCAGTGATTGGAAACTTAGCAATTCTGTGTTGGTTGTAAGCGAAGATAAGGCTCCTGCTTGAGTTGATATTCCTGAAAGCTGAGCTGAAAGTAGGGAGACACTTCCGCCACTACCAAATAAATTGGCCAGTGGTGTGATTTGTCCCAAATATGCGCTTCCTGAAGCGGAAACCAGAGACGCCGTGGATGATACTTGAGAGAGTAAATTTGTAACAGTAGATAATGCATTGGTCGTATCTTCCCCCAGCAAAGTCATCAGAGCAGATCTTGTGGAAGAAGATGTTGTGATATCATCTGGAATAACTTCGCAAAAAATTCTATAAGGAATGATTGTTCCCTTTTTTGTATACATTGCCTGAAACGCGGTAATGACAACATTTCGCGAAATTCCTCCTCCCGTAAATTCGTATATATCTCCATTTCGCGTCATTGAATCTAGTGTTTGTGCTCGCTGGAGGGCTGTAGTGCCTCTGAATATTCCTTCCCATGCCAAAGGATGATCGTAATATCCGTTAAGGACAACGGTCTTTCCACCTCCCGCTTGTCTGAATGTTTCGGTGGCTTGGTAGCCCCCCCATTCCAACTCAGATGGAACTTCGGTATCACTAAAGGCAACAGTGCCCAATGTAAAAGCCTGTGCTCCTAACGCAGATTCTATACTAGAGACTATTCCAAGAAAACTCATTAGATATGTAACCCTGGGTGGCTAGGAATGCTTTGTATCCAAGACATTAAGGATCCTGTCGGTGCGCCAGTAATAGAATGCATTGTATCGTTATGAAAATAGCTCGTATATTTTTTATTTTTTGGGGCATTGGGTTGAGGGATATGTAATTTTAGTTCTGAATTTTTTAGCCCCACAGAACCACTTTGTTTGTTTAACTGAGGTTTTAATATAAAATTTTCGATAGACTTTTTTCGTCCGTATTCCTTATTTTTATGATAGATGTTCGGCAATGAGAACGATGGTTTTATAAAAAAACCTTGCATTTCATTTGAGTTTTTTTTGACGTGATCGGAAGTTGCATGTGAAGTATTTTTATCTATAAAATGTAAGCGTAAATTATTTTTTCTGATAAAATTATTTATATTAATTGGTATTTTATTGTTATTTTTGTAAACTAGTAGATTACCATGATTACCATGATTACCATGATTACCATGATTACCATGATTACCATGATTACCATGATTACCATGATTACTAATAATTTGTTTTTTTAGTAAACTGATCGTCGCGCTTTTTAACGTTCGTTTAAATACACTTTTCTCATTGTTATTTTTTAAATATTTTTTAAATAAATTTATGTTTTTTTTATTTTTATCGGGATTTATAATCTTTTTATATGGACGTATGTTGCTGTTGCTGTTGCTGTTGCTGTTGCTGTTGCTGTTGCTGTTGCTGTTGCTGTTGCTGTTGCTGTTGCTGTTGCTGTTGCTGTTGCTGTTGCTGTTGCTGTTGCTGTTGCTTGTAGATTTTTTAATCTCAGTTTTTATTTTATTTTTTTTAATATAAGATGCAAAAGAAGGTCTCCTAAATATCTCCACGTGCTTTTTATTATATAAACTATCGTTTATATCCGTAACTGGATTTTTTTTTAAAAATAGTTTTGATATTTTAGGTATTTTTTTTGTATTATTTCGAATAAAATTTTTTATTTTATGGTCTACTGAGATATGATTCCAATTAAACTTCTTGTATATCATTATTTTATCATAACAATTTATATTAATGAAAATATATTAAACAGGCACTAACTAGTCCAGGAAAGACGCTCCCAAGAAAATTCCCCTCCATCCATTTCCCCTATGACCACAAGGGCGGCGGCTCGCTGTTTCCAATCCCACTCCATAATAAGATCATAGGGAACATTAGATTTTAATAGCGTCAAAATTATATAGAGAGATGGAGAGGTTGCTAGTTTTTTATTGATTCGATTTCGTCAATTAACGCAGGTGATTCCGAAGTGTCGAAATATTTTTCAAGTGCCTCAATCCCGTCGTTACCAAGTTCATCTGCAAGATCGCGAATGCTTTGTTTGTTTGTCGGAAAAGGGATGGGAATATTGTTAATGGCACGAATAGAACACCATTGTTGCACGACACTCAGGTAAGCATCATTTCTGGCCCCTTCTGCTCCACAAGCTAAAATGAGATCAAGCATTTCTCCAGGCGTAATTTCACGGAAAGTTAATTTTTTGCCGGACTCACAATTAATTTCAATATTTTTCTTGTCCATGCTTAGATGGCTCTTCTCTGGCTAGCGAAAAAAGAAACCGTTTGCGATACTACACTTTCAGCAGTAAATCGGCCAGCATTAGAAAAAGACAATGTCAATCCGCTATATTCAAATTTTGATGTGCTACCATCACTTTCTTGTATATAGCAGTAAAGAACGCCAGACGAAATTGTATTTGAATTCCAAAAAGCCAACTCATCATCATTAAATATTGTATCTAATGCGGAATTTCCTCGGTCAATTGTAAATGTTCCTCTCCATCCAGCTGGCGTATTAAATTCAACTGGAGGTTTATTTAATGGAAAAACTCTTTGGGTTTGAATTTCTTGATGAGTAGTAAAATCAGTTACATCCTGAATATCAATTCGGCTCCCATTCCAAATTAGAATTATAGATCCTTGGCGTCCAAGGGTATATGTCGTAGCCATTAGTTACTAGAGACCGTTACATCGGCCCCCCCTGTGATATTGACGATGAATTTTTTATTGATACCGAAATATGTTACACTAATATCAGCCTGTAGAAACCCAAGCGATGTACGGGACTGTGGGTTGTTTTGAGTAGAACAGATGACCGAGTATGGCACTGTTCCAGAGGTGGTTCCAATAACACCCTGAGACTCAAGATCAGATAAAAATCCCGTTAAGGTCGCCTCTACATCTGAAAATAAAGTTGGAGAGATAGGTTGTCCAATATAGATTCCCATTCCTCCGGCGATGGTTTCGGAAATGAAATTAGTAACTCTGGTATATTCATCACCATTTATTTCGGAATTACTGGAAATATTAATGCCGGCTCTTACTGCCCAATACGACCCACCGGGTGCCGGATTGCAAATGACATCTATACCATTGCTAAATAAAGCTTCTAATTCAGCAGAGGAATATGTTAAAGTTTGTCCTGAGCTAACCAATCCTGATTTTTGACTGCCGATGATACCATAAAGCTCTTTGTTTAGACTTGGTAGTTGTGGAGATAATGCTGCTAATTTGCCTGCGGCAAAACCAGAGGGAGAAACTAGGCGCGTTAAAGCGTTTTCCGAGTCGTACCAATAAATCCAGTCACCTAAGAGCGCTTTGAGAGCGTAACTATCGACTCCCACTGAGCTCCTTTTTGTAATGGCGGTGTCTACACTTTCACCTGCAGGCCCGGATGTCAGCATGTATATACCTTCATCAAGACCGAATGCCGCTTGAGTGGTCCAGGTCGTGTCATCTGTTACTCCGGATAGGATGCCAATACTGCATTGTTGTCCACGGAGAGAGTACATTCCTGTTCTGGTCGTGCCATCATTGCCGACAAGAGTTTGCGAAACTACATTTGTGTTGCCGTCTGTTCCACCTGTTAAAGGCGTCGTGGCAATCGCCGCAGGCGCTACAGTTGTGTCTGTTCCAAGGGATGCGACCACAATCTGGCTTGGTCCACGAACGGAAGATTGACCACTATTGATGGCAGAAACTAAAGTGCTCCAAAAAGCGGGATTTCCACCGTTGGCTGAAATATTATCAAATACTTCTGGTATTTGAGTTGGAATTGCTACAATGATTTTCCATGTGTTGGGGGCAGATCCCGACAAGATTTGGAATGTTATATTATTTCCATATGACCCGGTATATTTAGAATTCAGAATTATTTGCGTTGTAGTTGAGTCTTTTTCGGCAACAACAGAGACTGAAGCTGGACTATCTGTCCCATCCGTAACCCGGACCCCAACAAAATCACTAGCCCCTTGTAAAATGGCAGTCGAAACGGTTGTTGCCAAATCATACGAGGATTGCTGCATTGGCCCAAATGCAGCAATTCGTTCAACCGAAGTTCCAAAAACTACAGGAGTATTGATGGGTCCCCAGCTTCCTGTTCCAACCACTCCGATAATATCTGTTTGAGCACCAGATAATGATGTAGCACCGCTAGTGACTATCTGTATGTATAAATCTGGAACAGTAAGGCTTGATGTGTTGAGTGTTCCGTATTGTGTTATTGAAGTCATCAATCACCTAGAATATTATTCAATTAAAAATCTCAAAATCTGAAATGCTTGATAAGATAGAATTTACTGCGTTAATTCTATCTATTTCAGGCTTGTTTTGCGAATAAGTGGGAGAAATCCAGCTGCCTTCGACGAAATTATTCCATGAAAATATGAGGCCTATATTGGAAGGACAACTATCATTGTCTATAATAAAATTTTCAAGCATTTTTATGTGAGATACTAATTCCTCAGATTGAGGTTGTTCATAGAATCCGCCAGTTGTTTCACCACCGATCAAGGGGAAAAGTGGTTGAGGATTATCAATTAAAGGTCGACGATCCCAGCCTGCCATTGCTGTCGGAATAATAGGAAAACCTGTTTGTGATGCTTTTTTCCATGCTATTTCGCATGCATGCGTGAGCTTTGTATAGCTTGTGTCACCAGATGGAATGGAAGATATTTTTTGAAAACTGATAGAATCAAAATCTATTCCCGAATTGGCTACATCAAAAAAATATTCGTAATTTATGCTGTCTATAAGTATTGTTATATATAGATTAGGTAAATTGGATTTTTTGCATGCGTTTCTTAAATTGGTAATATATTTATTAATTATATTAAGGGAGATTTGCGTGGAATTCAAGACTATAAAATATAAATATTCACCTAAAGAGGTTTTTATATAATTATCGTTTTCTAATAATGTTAAGTCTGTTTCAATTATTTTATCGTTTGTTGATAAGGATTCTATGATAGAGTAAGGTGTGGAAAGGCAGAATTTTATCTTATTTTCCACTTGGCTATTAATATAAAAATTAATCGCATCAGTGAGCCAGTTGTCTATGGAAAACCTATTGAAAACCCAAAATGATATGCCGGAGTCAATTGCATAATTTATCTCTGCATCCATTACGTCTTGCGTAATCACACTCCAGGAGAGACTGGTGCTATCAGTTATTTGAGCAGTCAGAGGTAATCTATCACTCCATTGAGCATTACTGAGTGCTGCTGCACATTGTTTTTCAACATCGGTTGTCATACCGTACCAAGCGTCAAATCTTAAGGCACCAATCATAGGTGGCGTAAGAGTTTTGGCACCCTTTAAGCCAATTTGCATTAATGAATTAACCTCTCCTCCTGGCCAAAGAACGGGAGGAGTCAACATGGTTTCTATGATTGAAAATTCTATATTCCAGATTAAATCAACTCTATAGGTATTAGCATTCAGATTAGTATCATTGATTTCACGATTTAAAAAAGATATTGCGCCATGATCAAAACTGGGTGTTGATAATTCATCGGAAGATAAAAGGGCATCCATGACGGCATTTTCTATTTTATCTCGTTGTATGATCGATGGCGAAAAAATAGAGACGCAAATTGCAATACTTGATCGTGATAGTTCCCTATAAAGTTGTATGTTTTTAGCGCAGCGACCAATGATTTTACTATCGTTGTCTAAACTAATTTTTGATCCACTACAGTCGGGAGACAACAAGCTTACACTGTTAATGAGTTTACATATGTTTTGGGTGATCAGTTCTGCCGTGTATCCGATCTGTACAGGTACAGGATAGGCTGTTCCATCAATGATAACCCCAGCAACTCCGGAAGTATAAGCAGTTCCCAGAAAAGTTACAGCATTCGATGCCTCTGATGCATCCGTAACCTGGAGGCCAAAGTTTGTATCATCTTCCAAGGTTTGCCAGCGGCGGTTATATCTTGTGGTGTTTTTTGCTGACCCGCTTTTCTGGTTAATAGCCACCCATGATGTCCCAGGTGAAGACATCATGTCTTTGCCGAGTTCTGTTTCCTGAGGCCATCCACGACAGATCTTTACATTTTGATTGATTGAGGATTCTCCATACACGGTAAGATTATCCGGATAAATATAGCGAGATATTTCCGTCGCTATTTTTTCCTCAATGTCAGCTATACTCGCCATCAGGTTTGATCCGCTGTTGCCGTCAGGTGTAGGCCGAATGTCGTTATTTCTACTGTGGATACATGGTAGCAATTATTGGAGCTATCTTGTATTCTTAGGCCTTGGTGAATGGTAATCTCCGGAATTGCGGGCATGAGAATCTCCCATGTTCCCACTGATACATCTGTTCCTAAATGGGAGAGTGAGCGGCCAGAGCTTCCGGCTTGAAGCATTGAAACTCGCCAGCCCGAGGCAATAGGAGAATCTTTTTCCCATACGGGCCCTTCAGGGGGCCGATAGCCTAGGCTACTGTCATCTGTAGAAAGATCTGATTCCAGAAAAGAGATGGTGGTGTTGGTTTGTACTATAAGAAGTGGTTTCCACGGTTCAAAGCGTGCAACAAAAAACATATCTTGAATCAGGTTAGGAATATTATCGTCAATATTTACGAGTAAATAATCTCCAGTCTCTATGCTGGTCGTATCAATAGCTGCATATGCAAACTTATGTCCCCATGAAAGGGGAGTAGTGCCAGAAAAAGACGCTGATGAATCAATGAGGCACTTGAGTTGAGCGATAGCGTCTGATGTTGTCGGCATGATGCTGGTCGCGGGGCGTAGTTGAGTGACTGTTACACCTGTTACAGTAGCCGCTTTTTGCAGACCATATGCCACTTTTTGTTGTAGTTTATCGACGTCCATCAGACTGCCAGATTGATTGTGGATGAAACGCAACCAGGTCCTGGCGGGATGCCGATAAATCGAACCAATTCCATCCGCTGTTGCCGGAAGAGTTTGATTCGATCCGAAACTTCGTTTTGGTTATGAGTCCAGACTGCAGCTTTATCCGTATCAAGGTTATCGGCAGCCTGAGATGGTCCCAGTTCGAGCGTTGTTAAAGTGCTGAGCATGGTCCGAACAACAGTAATTTCTTCAGGAGCAAAATTGTTCAAACGGTATTCAAGAATGCCATAATGTGAGAAATAAAGCCATGTATTTGCTAAATTGCTATTTCCATATGCTGGATACCAGCAATAGCGTCTTATATTGACTTTTTCGACTTCCGTCAGGGCGTCTTCGGACATGCTTAAATGTATCGCTTCAATGTGTGTGACCCGGTTCCCCGGGTCACAGTGTCTGAATATTAGAGGCTTTCGATAACGACGCCGCGTTTCAAATAGCTGTTTGTAGAGGTAGGAATGATAGACGGATTGACTGTAGCGTCCGTGGGAAGAGCAAAGCCGCCAATCCAGTACCAAGACTGGGCAATGATCTGCTTGAGACGATCCAGAGGTTCACGGGTAATCATCATGATGCCATCAACGTTTTCGACCAGAGCTCGATCGCTGTCCGGAATATCGATGGCGCCTGTGTAATCGCCTTCGATCAGAGCGCCCTGACCACAAACAATTGCACGATGAATGACCCCAGTACCGAGGGAAGCCTGTAGCGGAGCTTCGGTCGTGGGAATGAAACGCACACCAAGAAGTTCAACAACAGAGCCTGCGCGATACGTTTCACTGCCATAAGCACCGCGATAGAGATATTTGAAATCTCCGTCACGGAAGAGACCAAGCATTTGCTGGTCATCGAGGTAACAGTGATAAGCGCCGTCGATCGTGGGCACGTTGTTCATGCGGAGCGCCGCCACGGCCGCCAGAACAGTCTGAATGCCAAGTGTGTCACCCGCCACGTAATTGCTGGAGCCATAATTGCCCTCTGGGGCAACGAGCTGTGCTGTCGTCAGGCGATTGTTCGGACGAAGGACAAGGGGGGCCGTCGAGGCGACAGCGGCATTGCCTTCAGTGCCATCGCTGACTGAAACCGACGTGGAGAATGTGAGAACGCCTGAGCCACCAAGCGGTGCGGTGGACGTGTTCACGGTATCGTAAGTGACGCCGATGAGGGTGTAGGCATTGCTGCCCACCGTAACCGTCATGCCGGTCGATTGCGCTACGGACACGACCTGCCCCGTAGCATTGAGAACGCGATCAAAACCACGAACATCATCTACGGCAATCTGCGTGCTGGCCGCACTCAGAGAGGTCGTGACACGGGTGTTGCCCCCCATATAGCCACCAACGCCGCCTGCTGGGCCTGCAAACAGGGTGTTGCGCGCGATACGATCCAGCGACTGAAGGGCCTGGATACCGTTGGTGTTGGCATTAGCGAGAAACTGATCGCTGATGCCAACGCCTTCGCTGACAACGTTCAGATCAATCGTATCACCATACTGGTTGATCGTCAGAGTGTACTGTTCAACAGACCATGTCGAAGGAGTCAGGCCGTTATCAAAATTCGTATTCTGGGATGGTGACATCGGCGTTGTCACCGGAGCTTTCAGGCCTTTACGTGTTTTCGTGATCGTTTCACCAATACGATTTGGGAAAATCTCGCGGTCAGCAATTGCCCGGAATGCAATACGCGACTGAAGACCTGCTGAAAATTCTCGGGCGAGATATCCCTCTTGAATAATCGGCTGAAGCTGTGAAGGAAAATTATCAATTGCCAATTTATAGTGTCCTTAGTTGTAGCGACGAGAGTAAGAAGGCGCGACTTTTTTCAGCGAGCGTCGATATTCGGATTCAGACATATCCTTGACTGGCATCGAGGCATTCGCCTTGGCGCGTGGGGCAGGCGAGGGGCGTGCCGTCCCATTCATCTTGCTGCCGTTTTGCGAACCAGGAAAAAGAAAGGGCTTTCTGGCTTTCAGATCTGAAAATGCATCGTCTACACCAGTAACATCCCCATTCTCGTCGAAAGCGATTCCGGACGTATCGAGTAGGGGCAGGCAATCAAGATCAACGAGACCAGAAGCCACAGCAGAAGTACGGATTGCAGCAGTCTTTTTGATCCCTGCAATCTGTTCCGCCTGTTTCTGTGAAATCTCAGCGGCTTCCGAACGCATTCTTGACAGTTCATCTTCTACGGCTGCGGCATGTGCCCTTGCTTCGGCGAGATCGGCCTGAACCTGAATCAGTTGACCAGAGAAAGCATCCGCCACACTATCTGCCGCAGAGCGCGGGGTGCTCGCCGCATCATTCACGGTTGCGGGCCGTTCGTCCTGTGCACGAACGGAGTTTGAAGTTAATTCCATTTAGACTCCACGCAGATGAGCGATTTATGATTTGTTTTTCTGTTGGGTTTCTTGAAAATCGTTGTCATCTAATATTTTTTTGAGTTCTTCAGCGATATGCTGAACATGCGTAGCGGGCTTCATCATCCTGACGGCAGTATCGAGAGAAACTGCTCCAGCAGATTTTGCTGCCTGCACCGCATTGGCGATAGTTTGCATGTCTCCAAATGTCGGTTCAAACCATGCAGGCCATACAAGAGAAATATTTTCGGGAACGACTGGGCCATACATTTTGCCCCCAATTTGCAGTTCCGGGACTTTCTGGGTGATGCGGCATATCAGCTTGATCACTGATACAAGTCCAAGATCGCCATATGAGCGTCGCAACCGTCCAACAAGCCAGGTCAGGCCAAGGCACATCAGTTCCATGGCGCGACCCGATTGAGCTGCGCTGACCCGATCCCCGTGGGTGCGATTACCGTGCATGGCTTCCAGAGCCAGCGATCTCAACGCCTGCCACATATTGAGCGCAGCAGCTGCGCCCGTTCCATTGATTTCCAGAAGCTTTGCCTCACTTCCTTGCGGAAGGGCGATAGCGTGTGATGCATCTTTGGTCAGGGATGAAGCGATTCCCCCGGGAAACTGATATTCATCGACGGAAAGAACCATTGTCGGATCAGAAGAATAACGCAGACCTCTGACTGTCTGGGAGAGGAGATAATCGGAGTCGATCATAGCATCGATGCCGGCAGAAAAAGTGCACTTCCCATCCGGCGCATTTGGATCCATGTTTGGGAGATTCCTGATCCACACGATAGGCACTACGCCCAGTCCGTGATGGACAGTTCGTTCCTCGTCCCGCTGGAGACAAATTTTCTTTTGACCGAAACCTTCTACTGGAACAGGTTCATACCAGATCGTTTCGTTTTCCGTGAAATCCCTTGTAAACCAGTAATTTCCATCAGGAAACGAACCAAATCCGGCCTTTTCAAGACCATCAGCATCGACAATATACTGCTCTCTCACCCTTATGAGGCGTCTGGGGTCTAAAAGAGAAAAGCTGGGCTCAAGAAAGCAACTGCGCTTTATTTCCAGGACCAGTTCATTATCTATGGCCTGAACGAGAATAGCTACTGACCCGATTGATCCCATGACGGCAGCCTGCTCCATCAAAGAGGGCAGATTGAGGTCGAGACAGATTTTCCTTATTTTCTCTTCTTTTTCGACATTTTCTTCGTTATTCTCTCCTTGAATGGAAATACTGGGCCAGTGTGAGGCACTGAATAAAAGAGAAACAGAATCTTCCACAACGACATTACATAAATGAGTGCGAATGGAAGGACGTCGCTGATTGATGGGTATATACGTGCCGTCGGGAGAGCATGTTTTGAAAAAGGGATATCTGATGTGATCATAGAGTGTGCCATTCAGAACCTTTTCCAGAGCAAGAAGATTTCTGGTTCTTTCTGAATAGGAAGAGGGAAGAAACATACTTTTCTTAAGTTCGGACCAGTCCATGAATATTACCTTATCTGTCTAATATGGTGTTGATTTCTGGTTCAAAAGATTTTTTAAAAAATCTAAAATATAAATAATAACCGCTGGCGTCGACGAGATGATCATATCCTTTGCTTTTGTCGGGCTCCGATGTTCCATCCTGGTAAGCATATCGTTCATAGCTTTCTATGCTGCGAATGCAGAGCGGTGATACGAATGCGGACCGTTTTCCGAGTGAATTCTCGAACATTGAATTCATGAAATTAAGCCTGTCACGTACTCTCGGGGACTGTTTTTTCGTCTGAACATGAAATCCGTAAGACAGAAGAATAGATATATCCGTTCTTCCTGAGGCGCATGTTCGGCGTGATTGCCCAGCCGGATCCGGATAGATGGTTATGTTCTGGCCCGACGTAGAAAATTCTCCAGAAAAATCATTTTTTTTGCTGCCATATTTTTTGAGTATTTCTTTTGAAATTTCATCCGTATTTGATGTCGGTATTATAATTTCATCAATTTGGATTGTTATAATATCTCCATCTTCATGAATGTGTTCCTGCCAAACGGTTGCGGACATAGGGTTGATATTGAAATCCATCCCAATATGCACAGCAAGATCCGGATTGTATTGAACATTGTGGATCGATTTTTCGCGAGAAAAAGCATAGAGGCATTTTCCAGAGAAACTTTCAAATGATGCTTCATATTCTTGTCTGTAAAGACGCGAATCTAGACTTTTTCGTGCATTATTAAGTTCTTCGTCGGAAACATTTCCTCCTTCGCGAGTTGTGTAGGCGCATGACCACCACCCTTTTTCATGTGTATTTCCGGCAATTCCCTTGAGGTATAGATCGTAGAAATGGTCTTTCCCTTTTGGGGTGCCTATGAAAAGTGCATGTCCTTCTGTCGTTGACAACATAGGGCGGATAACTTCACTCCAGGCCAGAGGGGATGTATCTGCCCACTCATCTCCTAAAAAAAAAACAGACCGCTTCCCCGTAGGGAATCATAATTTTCAAGACCTACGACACGCACAATGTGTCTGTTTGGACCTACTGTCAGCGAGAGATCTGTTTCTCGTGGCGAATGGCAAAGCCATTTTTCTGGAATTGCAGCTTTGAGTTTGGGCCAGAATATTTTTTTCGCCTGTTTGTAAGTAGGAGCCGCGTACCATATTTCATTATCGGAAGAAACATTGTTCATCACAGCCATTTTTATGGAACGCCTGACTTCTTCTATGGCTTCAAATGTTTTTCCAAACCGCCTGCCACAAACGGCCACACGAAATCTGGCATGTGATTGCCAGCCCTGATTATAAATCTCCATCTGGGGCTGGGTCAGGGCATCTCTTTGTTTGATTGGCATGGTGTTAGGTTTTTTTGTTCTTTTTCAACGGGGGAGGAGGATCTGATATGATTTCTGACCGTAATTTAGAGGTTTTATCTTCACTGATATTCAGAGTAGAGATGAGAAAATCAGATTTTTCTGCTCGTGCTAATCGGTTTGAATGTTCTCTCAGCAGCGTAGTCATGAGGCGTGTATCGGGAATGCGATCTATGATGGGTGTGCCGCGGTCATCAGTTACTATTTTCCCTTTTTCTGTTCTTCGAATGCGCGGTACCCCGCCAAAGGCGAGGTCATGAATGGCTGCAGTCATTTCATCATGGAAAAATGTCCTCGCGATCGTCAGTCTTTGCCGTTCATCAGGTTGTTTTTTTAGGTAGTAGTAAAGATCACTCAGGGGTCTGTTGACCAGACGCATGCAATGCGAACTATTGCCTGTTCTTGATACACAGTCGCATAAGTCAATAAATTCGGCCGTAGTCATCGGTTTTTGTTTTTTTTTCATAAAGATGATCGTTTAAATAGGCCGTTTTGTATTTCTATTGTGTTTCAACTGAATGGCTCCCCAGGAAATCGGGTTGCCTGCGCGCAGAGGTTCCCATCCGGCTTCCTTTCTTCTTTCAGTAGCCTGTCGCATGGATCCGGAGGATGTCGCGAGTTGCATGGAGAGTCTGTGAATATAGCTACGACTTGCTCCAGTAATTTTAGCAATATCTCGAATTGATAATCCTTTTTTCTGATAGTTGGCTAATTTTTGTTTGATTTCAAGCGCGTAGAGTTCATTGAATTTTTTAGCCATAATAAATCCGCACAATAAATAGAGTGTATTATTTTTATATATTTGACGTTATGGTAAAATAACTTAGTGTTTGGCAGTTGAGCCGAGAGCATCTGTCCATTGTGTGCCATTCCACCAGACTGGAATACCTGTCTGGCTGGATGAATTTGCTGAAGAATAGCAGTCGGAGCAATAACGCTGATCGCCAGAAGTGGCACCGCTGGCTGGCAGTGTGCTGTATGTATTATTGGGGGCGTTTATAGCGCCGTTAGAATGTAATCCGACATCAAGCACCAGAAAACTTTTGTCTGCGGTACTGTTTCCGACCACATGCAGACTGCCATCGGTATTGGCATAAATATAGCCCTCCTGCGTATCTGATGTGTCTGTCAGAACAAGGGATTTTCCGTCATGAATTGTCAGATTGGCGCTTGCATGTGGTGCACCCGCATGATCCACATCGAAGCCACATCCACTATAGCCACAAAGAGCAATCCCATTGGGATAACTGGAAGGATTCAGTTCAAGATGCTCCTGAACCGTACCATCCATGGCTAATTGGCGAATGTCATTATGACCATCGACCTGAAGACCAATGCTCGTGGTAAAATCATTGTAATTGTTTTGGTTATTCGTATCGTCAATGTTGCGGGTATTCCAGATCGTCAGACGCATGTTGTGGGAAGAGGCAGGCCAGCTTGTGTCGGCATCCCATCCCGGACGATTGGACTGGGCAAAATCTGCCACGACTTTCGTCGAACCAGCCGTGTAGGCGGGGCCGCCATATCCTGCTGATGCGAAAGAATGAGAGGCGACATTCATGGAATACCATTCGCCCTCCAGCATAAGCGTATTGGCATTTCCTCCTGCAAGGTTCATGTCATAGCTGTCGAGGGTCGGCGACGTCGTGCCACTGTAGGCGACCGTGATGCCATGCATGTAACCAGTTTCGCCGGACGTATCATCGTTCCAGAGATCGTATTCAATGCCCTCACAACTGCGGAGCTGGTTATCTATTTTGCCGGTAGGGTCGTTGATGTCTCCTGGAGAGGCATTCGGCGTTGGCCCGGGAAGATAGCAGATGACGTTGTTGGCAAAGCTTTTTGTGTAAACACCAAACATAATCGCGGGATCACCGAAATCGGACCATACCGTATCCACAGCGGCCGTCGTGCCGTCGAGGCTCGTTGTACCTGGAATCTCGCTGCTCAGGCTAAGATTGGGGAAATCAGTCGTCTGATTGAAGGCTCGCCAGCCATCTGTGGTGACGGAATTCACAAGACCCGTGGTGCTGTCTGTTCCATAACCCGTCATTGTGCCAACGTAAGTCGCCATCTTGTGCGTTGTCGGATCTTCTCCAATCTCATTGGTGACCATGCGGGCATGAGGATGATTTATAATCCAGTCCGACCACGTCTGCGGAAGCGGATTGGAAAATGTTGCTCCCCATCCGGTAAAGGTTGGAATATGCGTCAGACCGTCTGGTGCCGTGACAGCGCTTCCGGTCGTCGTGAAAACGGGTGAGCTGGGACCGGCATAAGTATACCGTGCGACGGCATCGTAATTGTCGTAGCTTGCGGTGCTGCTGGCTCCTCCGGGGCCGACACCCGCAATTGAACCGCGCATGTTTTCGGATTGCATGAACACGCCCTCAACAATGCCCATATTACCTTCGCCATACGGGATGTTGTGGACGAAGAGCGGTACGCCGTCGAATTCCTGTGACCCACCGAGACGCAGGTGAGTTGGTGGCATGTAATCATCGACATAAGCGTTGCCAGATGAGTCATAGCCCATTGTCCATCGCAGATTGAAAGCAGCCTGCGGGTTGCCGTACTGTGTTCCCGTGCCGGAATTCGTTGTCCATGTGATGGGATCGTTCCAGCCAATTGTAGAAGACGTGCTGGAGGCGGATGTGGTCGTTGAAACTGGGGATGTAATATTGCCGCTGGAATCAAGAACAGCCAGTCCTCCGGCAACCCCCATGAGAGAGGACTGGATCGCCCCGATCGCGAGCGAATAGGCCATGCTCGCCGTCGAGGACGTCGATGTGAGGCTGGTGCTGTTCTTCTGTGTTGTTGTGGCAAGCTGGGCCAGTGTTTTACCCGTGCCGCTGACGATCGCGCTGCCGTTGATCTGGGTCACGTTCAGTGCCGTGTCGGCATGGGCGGGGAAACACAGTGCTGCAGTAAGAGCCAAAGCGCCGCCTGTCGCCAGTTTCCGACAACAGGACGGCAGGAATGTCGTTTGAAAACAACGTGAAGTATTCAAATGAATGGGTATCAT